CACTAAGAACGGTAGTTGTGCCGGGTGTTACAGCTGAGATCGTGCAGACACCTGCGCCAATATTCATAACCGTAATAACCGTGCCAGTAGCAAAAGCCACAGATGCGTTAGTAGGTATCTTAAACGCGTTAGCCGATGCGTTAGACATGGTGACTAGCGTTTGATACTGATCAGTTGAAACTGCTGTATAGGTAGTGCCTGTTTGAGCATTAAGGGTAAAGGCCACCAGTCCGTTAAACATTGAACTGGTAAGCACGTCACCCGTAATTGCTGGGAATCCTGTAGCCATTTATTTATCTCCTTTAGTAAGAAAGTACATTTGTTCCTAAAACTCCAAAACTGGTTGAACCAATAATAAACCCGTCAATGATAGGCTCTAAAGTTGTAAAGGTTGTGCGCCACTTATTCGGTGTGACTGTATGAGCTACGCCGAATACTTGTAGTGTTTTTGTAAGTGTTGATGCACCAGGTTGATTAGTTGTAATAGTTACCGGGTCAAAGAAATCAAGATCAAGCGCAGCTAAAATGCCATTGGCATAATTATCTGTGTAAAGGTCTAACTCAATAGCATCGCATCTAACGCTAGTTTCTGCTCGACTAGCCACATAAGCACGGGCATAATCCAGTGCCACCGCATCGGTCTGCATCAATAAGTTTTGCTGATTGTAAGTGTGAGCAAAATATTTAGCCACACTAGCTGCGTTAGTTGATGATTGAACGCTGCCACCCGTGCGCGTAATATTGGCTTGGTTGAATACCAAGGTATCGTCTAAACGCCACACGGCATTGGCGTAGCCAATATCTGTACCGTTATCGTTAAACACGGTAGGCGTAGCAGCAACACTTGCTACCGTTACGGTGCGATCTTGAAATGTCCACGATCCCGATTTATTCACATATATTGCGCCATATTCGCTATTAGTGGCAGTAGTTAAAGCTGCTAGGGCAGTACGGGCAGTGCCGGGGTCTGCTTGTAAAGTAGTTAAACCAGCATCAACATCACGCATCGATGTAGGCCAGCCAATAGTGTTCAGGATTTGGTTAATTCTTGTTCCGCTTAAATCGCCAGCAGTTGCACCTGTAACGGTACTAATTTGGGCATTCTGGGCTAGGCGCGTAGCATCTACAGCTGAAATAGTTGTATAAACAACATCGTTTGCGTTTAACGGGGTAGTGGTTGTGTAGCTTGTAATAAACCCACTAAACATAGGATAGGTAACGCCTGCCGATGTAGCCGATATAGATACTTTACGCATAGGCGTTAAATAACCGTAGTAAGGACTGCTTGCGTTCTGTGGGTTAAAATCGCCATTCTGATCCACAATGCGCAAGGTCAATGTGCCTGTTTGAAATTCATCGGCTGTAGCTGATCGACCACGCTTAGTGCTTACGCTATCTACCACGTTGCTTACATCAACTATAAGCGCAGCTGAGTCTGCCAAGATATTAGTACCTAATATGCCTTCTCCAATAATAAATGCTTGCGCAAAACTTGGCCCGGTTGAAAAGTTAATAAGCGCATTAATTGTTGGTACGGTCATGGCAACGCCCCTGCTGCGACTTGTGATCGGCCTTGCTTTTGCGAGTTAAGCAAAGCGTTATTAACAATATCTACAAAATCATTACCATCTAATACTGAGCCTTGTACATTTACTGTAACTGAGCTGCCGCCTGAGAAAGCTGTTTGGCCGCCTGTTGGTATCACATCACTCATATCGCCAAAGTTGTAATTATATTTAGTATCAACGGCCGAAGCCAAGCCAGCAAAAGTGCTAGAGCCAGAAGCCATCAGTTTTGCAAAGGTTTCAGCGTAAGCTGCCGTTTTCTCAGCCTCTATAGCAGCCAATGTAGCTGCATCAGCAGTTTCTTGTGCGTAATCTACAAATTGATTTGTAGTCATTGTGGATGTGTCTTTTGAGATAAAAGGCCTAATTGTTCCACCATCGCCTGCGTACAGCTTTTGTAGCATTAGTGCAATCTCATCTAAGGATTTTATCCATAAGTCAAAAGGATTAGCGGCTGGTTTAATGCTCTGTAGTTGCCCCTGTAAAGCACCGATAGCCCGCTGGGATGCCTCTAATTCTTTCTGTAATTTGGCAGCAAGATCATAATCTTCATTAAGGATGGCACGCTGTAATTCTAGGCGCAGTCTTTCATTCTCTGAAATCTTGCCTTTTAACGCAGCTTCAATCTGGATCTGATCTAAATTAAAAATTGATTGCGCTTTAGAAAGTTTGGCTTGATCAGCAGCAGCCTTTTTTGCCGCAGCGGTTTGTTTGTTTTGTAAAGCTATTAATGCTTTTTGTCGCTTAATAGCATCAGCTTCTAATTTTGCTAATGCCTTGGCTTGTTTTTCTGCACTTAGTTGTACAGGTGTTTTAACAGGAGTTGGGGTCGGCTTAGTTAATGCCGGTCGTAAATTTGGTGATAATCCCGCAACTCCACCAAGAATATTTTTTGGCAGATTTTTTAATGTAGATAGTAAATTAGGAATTACGCCTATTAAACCGCCAGCCACTTCAGTAGTAGTTGCAATAGCTTTGGCAATAGTTTCAATAGCCTTAGCAGCATCGGTTGCCTCTGTACCACCACCAATGCGCGCAAAAGCATTAACTAAACCGCCGCCAATAATTTCGGCTGCGTTGCCTGTTGCGATGCCTAGAGAATCCATACGAAATTGAGTTGTTTCAAGGTAATCATCAGCTGCGCCTGCAGACCTTGTAAGAATTACGCCTAAAACTTGAGCAAAAGACATTGAACTTATCTCAGCTGTTGTAAGTCCTGTGTTGTATTTTTTTAAGCCTTTAGTAATACCTACATAACCTCGGGCAAGATCGGTTGAAACTGTGGCCAAGTCAATACCCGATGCACGGCTAATAGTTATAGCATCGTTTAATAACTTTTGTGATTGGGTCAATGATCCCGTAGTGGTTAATAGCCCCTGAAATGCTGGCCTCAAAATGTCATCGGCAATAGCAGCTGATCTTTCAAGATCGGCAATATATTTAGAAATGGCAGGATTAGCAAAGCCAATGCCAAGATTATCTACGGCACGGGTTAATCTTTTTGCTGCTGCCTCATCTTGCGCAAAGGCTTTAACTGCTGCTTTGCTAAAGTTGAGTACAGCGGCCGTACCAAAAGCCAAGCCTAACCCACCAGCTAAGGACTTAACACTTTTTGTAAGTTTTTGTGTAGCTGTATCTGCTTGCTTGAATGCCTTTTTGCCGGTGAACTCAGCGGCAATATCAATTCTCACTGATGGATCAACGGCCATTAGTTATACCCCACAGCCTTGTTAAACTTATCTCGCGATATTTCGATCGCTTTAATGACAGCTGCGTTAGTTTTGCCGCCGTCCTCTTTCCATGCGCGAAAGATTGCGCGGCCTTTCATTTTGCGTGATCTACGGCCTGCGCCTGTTTGATTATTGGCATCTACAATAGTGCCGTATTGGTTTATAGCTTGTACAAATATGTAGCCTGCTTGTGGGTTACGGCTACGGCCTTGGCCTTTATTAGCACCTACTTTATTTTTACCAAAATCTTTGTGACCCGGTAACTGGACAACAAATGCAGCACCCTGTTCACGGCCATTAGGACTTACACGGCCAGCGGTTTCATAAATAGCACCTGATGCAGATGCGTTTTGAATACGCGCTAATGCTCTAAAGCCTTGGCGGTTAGGCTTGCTAGGCGTAGTCTTATAACCTACGCCGCTTCTAGCCGCTGAACCTTCCCATAATGGAAATTTGCCATTAATAGATTCTTTACCCCAGCCTGATAGGGGTGCTTGGCGTGGAATAAAACCTTTAGCTTTAGATGAAATAGGCTTGAGCAAACTAGCCATTTCTGCTTGCGTTTCTTTAGCTAGATCAGGCGTAAATTTCTTTAGGGCTTTACGGAGTTCAATGCCGCCTTTTACTTGTACTGGCATCTTTTATCTCCTTATTCCTGTCTTTCATCGCCTGCATTAATGTTTTAAACATCCTGCTATCTAGTGCTATTAAATCATTGGGCGGTATTCCCGTTTCCAAACTGATCCGTGCGATCAAGTAAGTAAACGAGTCACGCCCTATAGTTCCGGGTCATCATCCAGAACCTCAACCTTTTTAAGTGTCTTTAAGAATTCTGCCCCGAAAATTGGCACGGTTTCGCCAGCAGCTCTTAAACATTCCCACGCTAACCAGTACACATCGGTTTGCTTTTCATCCTCGCGAAAAGCGCGATGAAAGCCTTTCTTTGCGTACAGCTCGAACGCGTACTCAATCGATGGTGTTATCTGGTGTTCAGATACGTTGCCATCTATTTTTGTTACTTTTAACTTTGCCATCTTTAGCCCCTTTTGTTTTTATCAGGTAGTAGTAATTACAACTGGTGAATTACAAGTAAATGTAATTGATTGTGTGGCTATGTCAGCAACAGCACCGTTAATATCGGTTGTGTTGTTTACAAGGATTGTTGTGCTGTATAGCGGGTTAGTAGCTGATACCGCTGCGCTTGTCTGCTTTAGTGTAATAGGCACTGTTGTACCCCACGCGGCTTGCAGGGTTGCGTTCACGTTTGCTGCTGCTGTGTCGCTTAGGAAATCTAAAGTAATTGTGCTTGCTTCTAAACCCTTAACGAACTTATGAGCTGTATCGCCCATAGCAGTTACTTCGAGTTCATCGAATACGCGGTTGATAGTTGCCGATGTAACATGGTCAGTAAGTATTACTGAGTTAAGAGTTACAACGACTGTATTATTTAAATATACGGCCATTTGTTTATTCCTCGATTTTCTCGGTTACGGGTGCTTTGGTTTTTGTTTCTTTTACTGGTGCTTCTGTGATCTGCCCAATTTTAATTAAGAAGGCAATATCCTCATCTGTGTATGACATGGTTTAACTCCAGCTCGATAGTATGGATATGGTGAACTCAGCGGTAAGCAAGTCGCCGCTATCAGCATTTAATACCCCGGGCGCGCTAACGCTGGTTATATTAAATACAAGATCAGATGCAGCTAGTTTTGTGTAAGCCGCAACGATGAAATCCTCAATGCCCTGCAGGTTGCCCTGATTGTCAAACATGGGCACGGTTAGCAAAATCTTAAAATTAGCCATAGGCGAAATAGTTATGTAGCTGTTATTGCTAGGTGTGAGATATGGGTCTGACGGTAATACCACGCAGCTGTTAGCCAGAATTGTCGCTGGCGGGTAGGCAAACACTGACCATACGCCGTTATTGGTTAAAGCCGTTGCGATGGTGCTACGCAAGGTTGTAATAGCTGCGGTAGGCATCTATCCACACATGCTATTCGGGCTAGCGTACGGGGCTAATAGGCCGCGTACTTTGCCAATCATGCTGTTACCCATGCGATACGGATTAAAATTTAGTCCGTCTGGGCTTACTCCACCTGTCGAGCTGACCTGTCTGGCCTGCCATATATCTACGGCCAAAATCATCGCCGCTTGTCGAACGCTTGCAGTATTAACGTAGGTTGCTGTCTTTGTATCAGCACCTACAGCTGCGCCTGATGGCACTACGCGCCTAAAGTTTTCATCAGCTGCGACCTTGGCGTATTGAATAAAACTATAACCCTGTGGTTGCTGGTAATAGTTTAAATTCATATTAAATGCTGGCAATAAATTTGTAGTGCCTGTGCTAAATGGCAACGTGGCAGCCTTTTTTTCCTCCCCTCCC